CATTTGGTACAACTAACATTACTTTCTCTCAATTCTCTGGTGCTGGTCAAATTAGTGCTGGGGACGCTTTAACAAAAACTGGTAATCAGTTAGATGTTGCTGTTGACGACTCAACTATTGAAGTTTCTTCAGACGCATTACAAGTTAAAGACGCTGGTATTACTGCAACTCAATTAGCAACTGATGCTGTAACAACAATTAAAATTACAGACGCAAATGTAACAGCAGCTAAACTTGCTTCTACGTTAGATTTATCTGGTAAATCAGTTACACTTGCAAATGGTGAAATTTCAAATGCCGAGTTAGCAAACAGTTCATTCACTATTAGGGATGAAAGTTCTACTTCAGACGCTATTAATCTAGGAGAAACTTTAGTTATTACTGGTGGAGAAGGTATTGATACTTCAATTTCTTCAAATACATTGACAGTAACAGCTGAATTAGCAACTACTTCAAACAAAGGTGTTGCTTCATTTAGTTCAGATAACTTTACAGTAAGTACAGGTGTTGTAACAGTTACAGAAATAGATGGTGGAACATATAGTTAATAATTAGGAGACTATAGTGGCAACTGTAATTAAATTAAAAAGAAGTGAAACGGCAAGTTCCGTACCTACAACAAGTGATTTAGCTGTAGGTGAAGTTGCTATTAACACCGCTGATCAAAAAATTTATGTTAGAGATAGTGGTGATAGTATTGTTGAGATTGCAAACGCTTCAACAACTGATTTAACAAGTGTTGGAAGTAATATTGTACCATCAACAGATGAAACATACGACTTAGGTACTTTAGTAAAATCTTTTAAAGATATATTTTTTACAAACGATTTAAAACAAAAAGTTAATATTTTTACAGCATCTGGAGGATTATCAACACCAAATACACAGTTTGCTTTTGCAGCAAATACAGAAAGAAACATATTTGCTGAAGTTTACACAAACACTGGTGGTCTTTCTACTTCAGCTGTAAGTAATACAACTTTTGATGATAACAACCCAGCATATAGGTTTTAAAAATGGCAGATAAAACACCAATAAGATTAGTATATAGTGGAGCTACTCCCACTGGTATAGCAGAATATCAATCAGGCGATACAATTCCAGTAACTTCAGGTGGTACTGGTTTATCATCTTTAGGTACTGCTGGATATTTTTTAAGAACAAATGAAGCAGGAACTGCTTTAGAATACGCTCAAGTAGTTTCAACATTATCTATCGCAGCTGATAGTGGTAGTAACGACTCTGTTTCTACAGGTGAAACTATTACCTTTTCAGGACTTTCAGGTATAACAACAACAGTATCAGATAACGAAATTTCAATTGATTTAGACGATACAGCAGTAACACCAGGTTCTTATGGTTCTACTACATCTATTCCAACATTTACAGTTGATCAACAAGGTAGACTTACAGCGGCTGGTTCGGCTAGTGTTGCAACTACTTTAACACTTGCTGATGACAGTTCAACAAATGCTAATATTTCATTATTAACTGACACATTAACAGTATCAGGTACAACAAATGAAATCGAAACAAGTATTTCAGGTTCTACTTTAACAATAGGATTACCTAATGATGTTACCATTGGTAATGACTTAACAGTAACAGGTGATTTGACCGTTAATGGTACAACAACTACAGTTAACTCTACAACAATAGAAATCACTAACTCATTTACATTTGAAGGTTCAACAGCTGATGCTAATGAAACAGTTTTAGGTGTTGTTGATCCTACAGCAGATAGAACAATTAATTTACCAGACGCTTCTGGTACAATAGTATTAAAAGATACAACAGATATTTTAACAAACAAAACTTTAACAAGCCCTACAATTAATGGTGCAACGATAACTGGTGATGTAGAATTTGACTCTGGCACTTTAAGTATTGATAGCACAAATAATAAAGTAGGAATCAACGCATCATCAAGCTTAAATCGAATGGTTGAAATAGGGGGTGACGGTACGAATGCTGGTAGTTTTGCTGTTAAATCAGCTTCTGGTTCAGATTGGTTTAGAATTGCTGGTGGAGAGGTGGTATTTAATCAGGAAGGTGGTATAACTAAAGTTGCTACTGGAACAGATATGGGTGCCAGAATTAATATTGGTCAACTTAACGATTCTAGGGCAGCCGTAGCTGTAGCAGGTGGATATGCAAATAATATAATAGAAGTAAATTCTACTAATGCTGATTCAGGTGGTGATGTAATGGTTATTGACGAAAACGGAAACGTTGGTATTGGAACAACAATTCCTTCAACAATGTTAGATGTTTCAGGAGCAACAACGTTAAGAGGTAATGTAACTCTTGGTGTAAATTCAGGTGATTCTACTGAAGACTCTATTACTGTTAATGCTAGATTTGTTTCAAATTTAGAACCTTTGACAACATTAACATATGACTTAGGTTCTCCAAGTAGAAGATGGAGAGATATTTACTTATCGGGTAATACAATTGACCTTGCAGGTGCAACAATTTCAGGTGACGGAACAGGTGCAATTTTGATTTCTGCTTCTGGTGCTACTTTACCAACTGGTTCTAAAGTAGGAGCTGATAATATTGCCTCTGCTGACGCTGTTACAGGTGCGGCAGTTAGAAATGTTAACTTATTTACACAAGATAGTGGTTTAAGTACAGCAGCTGCAACATTTAAATTTAGTGCAGGATCGCAAGGAACTGTGTTTCAGGCAAATCAAACATTTTTATTATCAACTGGTGCTTCAAGTGCCCAGTTTACTTTATTTCAATTCTAATGAATAAATATTATAAATAGATTAAGGAGAAGAATATATGGCAGCAAAAGTACCAATAAGAACAGTATTTGATGGAGAAGGTAATGCTACAGGACTTGCAGAATTTCAATCAGGCGAGTTTGTAGATTACGTATATGGCGGAACAGGCCTTTCATCATTAGGTTCAGCGGGACAAATTTTAAAAGTTAATAGCGGTGGAACTGCTTTAGAATATGGTAATGTTGAAGCAATTTTAAACATTGATGGACTAACAGATGGTTCTGGAACAACTATAGTTGATGGAGATAAATTTGCTATATCAGATGGTGGTACAGAAAAATATGTACTTGCAAGTGATATACAAACATATATCGAAGGTTCAGCACTTAATGTCACTGGTTCTTTACAAGTTTCAGGTCAAACTGTTGCAACTCAACCATTTGCTATCGCTCAAGCTATCGCTTTAGGTTAATCGTATATTCTTATAAATATACCTAGTAACCAAAAAAGGATAAAGGATGGCTAACCCAGCAAGTAGAGAACAATTAAAACAGTATGCTTTAAGAACACTAGGAAAACCTGTAATTGAAATCAACGTAGATGATGATCAATTAGAAGATAGATTAGATGAAGCGTTACAATACTTTGCTCAATACCACTACGATGGCGTTGAAAGAACATATCTGAAATATCAAGTCACACAAGCAGATGTAAATAGAATTAAATCCCCTACTGGAGATACTTCTCAGACAGTTACAAAAAATTCAGTTTCAACAACTTGGACTGAACAAAATAATTTCATAATAGTGCCAGAAGCTGTATTAGCAGTTACAAGAATATTTCCTCTATCAAATAGAGGTAATCAAAATATGTTTGATATACGATATCAAATGAGATTAAACGATCTATATGACTTTTCATCTACTTCAATTATTCATTATGAAATGGTAATGAAACATTTAGATTTTTTAGATCACATATTAGTTGGCGAAAAGCCTATTAGATTTAATCAATACAATAATAGATTGTATGTAGATATGGATTGGAAAACCGATATAACGGTTGGTGAGTATCTTGTAATTGAATGTTTTAGAAAGCTAGATCCTACAGTTATGACAGATGTTTATAATGACATATACTTAAAAAGATACGTCACAGCCTTATTTAAAAGACAATGGGGTGCAAACCTTTCAAAATTTAATGGTGTGACTATGATTGGTGGAGTATCACTAAACGGTCAACAGTTATTTTCAGAAGCACAAGAAGATATAAGAAAATTAGAAGAAGAAATAAGAGGCACATACGAAACGCCTGTAACGTATATGATAGGATAATGAAATGCCAGTCAATCATTATTTTCAGAATGGTAACGGAATCGGAGATTCCAACGAAAAAAGATTACACGAAGATTTAATCATAGAAGGCCTAAAAATCTACGGCCACGATTGCTATTATTTACCAAGAACATTAGTTAATAAAGATTTAGTTTTAGGAGAAGATACTCTTTCTAAATTTGACGACTCTTACCTATTAGAAATGTACATAGAAACAACGGAAGGGTTTGCAGGTGAACAAGAGTTAGTTTCTAAATTTGGTTTAGAAATAAGAGAAGATACAACGTTTATGATTGCAAAAAGACGTTGGCAGAACCAAGTTGATAATTCTGCTACTCTTATTAAAGAAGGTCGTCCTAACGAAGGTGATTTAGTTTATGTTCCTTTAATGAATAGTTTTTTTGAAATACAATTTGTTGAAGACCAAGAGCCATTCTTTCAACTAGGCAATCTACCAGTTTACAAACTTAAAGCAACTAGATTTGAGTATAGTGCTGAAAGATTTGATACAGGTGTTCCTGTTATTGATGACGCTGAAACATCACTATCTACAGACTTGTTGCAACATCAAATAACTTTAGAGAGTGGAACAGGTAGTGGTAGTTTATTACTTGAGTCTACAGATACAACATTAGGTAATTATAATTTCTTTAAATTAGAAACAGATAATTTTGATCTATCAACGCAAACAAGAGATTATGCTGATAATGATACTTATGAATCAGACGCTGGGTTTGGCACAGTTTCAACAGATGATGATATACTAGACTTTACTGAAAGAAATCCTTTTGGTGAAGTGGATGAGGAAAGTTTATAATGTTTGGAAGAAGATTTTACCACGAATCATTGAGAAAAGTTGTTGTTGCCTTTGGCACAATTTTTAATAATATTATTATTCATAGAACAAATAGTGATGGTGATGTTGTTCAAAAAATAAAAGTACCTTTAGCATATTCACCAAAAGAAAAGTTTTTAACAAGATTAGATCAACAAGCAAATTTAGATAATAGAGAAATGGCAATTACTTTGCCTCGTATGGGTTTTGAAATATCAGGCATAAATTATGACGCCTCTCGTAAGTTACAAAGACTTGGAAAATTTAAAGCAGTTAATAGCTCAGACGCAGATAAACAATATTATCAATATAATCCTGTACCATACAATATAAGTTTTAATTTATATTCATTTACTGCTACTGCTGAAGGAGGTCTACAAATAATAGAACAAATATTGCCTTATTTTCAACCAGATTATACAGTTACAATCAATGCAATTCCTGAAATGGGAATCAAAAGAGATGTTCCTGTAACATTAAATAGTGTAAATTATGAAGATTCATATGATGGTTCATTTACACAAAGAAGAGCAGTTAACTATACTATGGGATTTACTGCTAAAACATATTTGTATGGACCTATATATTCAGGTAAAATTATTAAGGAAACTCAATCAGATTTATATAGTGATACAACAACTACAGAAAAAAGAGAAGAAAGAATTGTTGTAACTCCTAATCCAACCTCAGCTAGTGCAGATGATGATTTTGGATTTACAACAACTATAAGTACATTTAACGATTCTAAAAATTATAATCCAAGTACAGACACAGATGAATAAATTATAAAACTGAATATAAAAAGTCCCTAAATAGGATATATATTATTATGAATTTAAAAAATTATTATTGGTACTTCGAGTCAGCCTTATCACCTAAATTGTGTGCTGAAATTTTAAAATACGGAAAATCTTTTAATACCGAAACTGCTGTGACAGGTAATGTGTCAAGCAAGTATAAAGACAATCAATTGCCTAGAGATAAACAAGGTAGAATAATACTAACTGCTGATGATCAAAAAGATTTAAAGAAAAAAAGAAATTCAG